GATAAATGATTTTTATAAGTTTTGTATAGGTTATGATGTATATAAAGACTATACAAATGCCGAAATTCAGAACACCATTAAAGGTGGTATGAAAGTCTACAACTACGTTCAATCGAATATACAAACCCAACAGGAAGATAAAGTTCTGAGACTTACAACTTGGTCCGTTCTAATCCCTGGTGGGATTTCATCTACTGAGGAAAATTGTGGAACTGATAGTGTGACGAAACAAACAATTTATTTTGTTGTTCCATCCTTCGGTTCTTCCGTTAACCAAACATCAGACGAGTGTATTGTAAATACAAATAATCAATCAAGTACAGTTGTTAATTTAAATAATAATAGTGCGGTTTACAACGGTTCTGTAAGAACAATGTGGTCGGCTCCTAACTATGGGTATTTTGACGGTTCAGCGGTTGTCAAACCAACTCCAGAACAATACGTTAATAGAATTTTACCTAACACTGACGAACAATCACCATTCATATTATTAGATTCTAATGAGTATTCGAACATTGAAGAGATTTTTTCGGTTTTCGATAAAAAAATATTAGATAGTTTTGAACAAGAGTTTTTAAACTTCTGTAAGCCAATTACTGATGCAGATACAGCACCAACAAATCTTGGTATTGGTGAAACCTCAGTATCAGGTGATATTAATTTTAGAAACTTCCAATCCTTATTCAAAAGTTTGATTACCGTGATTCCACAACTTCCGGCAACAAATGAAACAGAGTATTTCAACGAAGTTATAAATTTACAATATTCAAATTCTCAGAACACACTCAGAGCCTTCATGGAATATGATGTTCTTTTTAAATATGGAAATCCTTCAAATTACAAGAGAAGAACTTTGGATTCCTACCTTTCACATGGTGGACAACCTGAGGTTACTGACCCTATACAATTTCAACCATATGTTCAAGGTTCTTTACCGAGTATAGGCGGGTCAACAACATTGACTCTTTCAAAGACACAAAATGTTGATGCTTGGTTAGCTTTGGAACTTGAAGTTGGATTCTCATCCATACCGAGTGTTGAGTATTCTTCGAATGGTTCTTACATAACTGATTTCTTCATAGATAACAACATCGAATTTACCTTACCCAACGTTACAATACTGAGTCCTATAATAAAGATGTATGCAACTTATAAGTTGAGTAATCCAAATTCTACCGTCGCTCAGTTCAAGAACGCTCTACAGGATTTACTAAATTCTGAGGAATTATTACAAAGTAATTTCTTGAATGACCTATTGGCTAAGCTTAACAAGGCATTACCAAATCAAAGTCAAATACCTCAAGGAACGATAAATAGTGTTTTTACGGGACAACAAAGTAAAGTCGAGAACTGGGAAGTGTTCAAAGCCTTAAATGATAAATGGATTGCTGGTGGTGATTACAAAACAAAAACTCTATTCGAAGACATTTTATTCTTGGATAGGGCTTCAAGAAACATTGGACAGACCGTTCTCTTAGATATCTTCGAGTTGAAAAATATGATTGGAAGAAACTCTCTGAATAATGCCATGAGTATCTTCACTTTGATAAGTGGTATTCTAATTAAGAATAACTTTACAGTAATGAACCTTCCGGCTTATGTAAACTTCTATAATATTCAAGATGTGGACGGAACAACAATACCTCAACCTGAGGGTTCTTTGGAATTTGCAAATAACATGTGGGGAACTTTCTTGAATGTTGATTATAGAAATTCATCACCTAAAATGGTTTGCACATATGTTGGAAAACCATCACAATATTTGGATTTACCAAAAGGAAATTTCAGATTTCGTGATGATGGATTTGAAATGAGAAGGGCGTCTGAAAATCCTTTGATTGAGAATCAGGAGGGAAAAAAAGACTGGGCGACATCAAATAAGTGCGTTGGTTTTAATGTCGATATCGGAAATAGAAATCAAAACATATTCTATTCATTCCAAGTCGAGCAAGCGTCAGGAGTGGCAACCTCGGAATCAATTAACACTCAATTGAATATTGTAAACCAATCCACAGGTAGAAATGTCGCAACACAAAACGTGTCACTCTATAATCTTTATAAACAAAGAAGTTATAAATGTTCTGTGGTTTGTTTAGGAAATGCTATTATTCAACCAACAATGTATTTCAATTTGAGACATGTCCCAATGTTTAACGGACCTTATCTGATTGATAGTATCAACCACTCTATACAGCCTGGAAATTTCCAAACAACCTTTACTGGTATCAGACAAGGAATTTATGATTTACCTGCAATTGATTCTTTCCTACAAAGTATTAATCAAAACTTATTAACAAGATTGGAGGCAATTTTGAAAATTAAGAAAGACGTTCCTAAACCTATTGCTAATACACAACAACAGAAAACAGACGAAGTAGTTCAGGTTTCAAATAATACATTGGATGCTCAAAATAGTTGCACATCAAAAGTTGACGTGATAACATATCAAGGATATGAGGTTCAATCTGGAACCGTAACAGAACTCACACCTCAGAAGTTCAAGGAGGCATTGGAAAGAGAAATTCCTGGTTCAGACAACACATTATTGAGATTCTACATATATGCGATTTCATATGTGAATAGTTTTGTCAAAAGCTCGAACACAGATGCGGGAAAGTTTGTTGGATATAATCACAACTTTTCATTATTATCACTCGATAAAAATTTCCAACCAATTCAAACAACAAATTTATATTTCAATAAAAAATATTGTTGTGTTAACGTGACATCCTCAGGTTCGTCAAATTCATTACCAATTGCTGCATTCAATAGTCTCAAGGAATATATTGGTTTTATGAGGTCTAGATTGGAAAACAATTTGGAAAGAATTAGACAATTGAAATTAACAAAATATTACGTGTGTTATTGGCCGAAAGAGAGTGTTGCTGAGAACTACTACGAGTTGAATGCCGAGTCAGAATTTTCAACGGTGATTGGAACAATGCAAGAAGCCTATGTTTCTGCGGTTCAACTTGGAATAATACCAAAAGAATTAGCAGAAAAGAATGATAAGGAAGCAAAAGAGATTCAAAAAGATACAACAGTCCCTACACCTCCACCACCTAATCCTGGACAAACATGCCCACCTCCAATCATAACAACATTTGCGCCAACGATTGGTAACTCAGGAACAATAGTTCAAATCAAAGGTAACTGCTTGGATTCAACAATAGCCGTATTCATAAACGGTGTTCAAGTTGAACCGAGAAATATAACCATAGTCAATCCTCAAACTATTAGAGTAGTTGTCCCCGAAGTGGGAACTACAGTATCAACAGGAAACATTAAAGTCGATACTTTCTATGGAACATTTACAACAGTTTCTACTTTCAATTTTGACCCATCAATTTCACCATCAGCGGCTTCATCTCCAGGTTCATATGTAAACAACGCAAGTAATGTTACTGCGGCTGCATCAGGTGTTATTACTAATCCACAACAGACTGGACCAAATCCTCTTGAGATTATAACTCAAACCAAAAACACAATTGGTGGTGATGAGTTGTTAGTTGTTAAAATATCTCCTAATAGTGGAACGTGGGAGATGGATGACCAACCCGTAATGTCCTACACATTATATACAATAAAGAAGGGTCCAAATAATTCAATCACAAGAACTGTTGAAAGTAGACAAAACACTAGACTTGTTGGTTTCGTTTCTCAAGATAAACAAACATTCACCTGTTCGAGAGCGGCATTAATAAGTGCTGAGTTTCAGGGTGAACTTGAGGACTATGAGGGCGACGAAATAGAAATAACAACACAAATTAAGATATTAGCTAATAATACGTCAACACAGGAAACAGTCCGACAAAATTACAATTTTTTAATTTATGTTCCACCTGCAACCCCATCGACCCAAACACCGCCAGGCTCATTAGTTATAGTGAGTAATACTAACAGTGGTGAACTACCTAATTTTTCGGGACCCGACATCTACAATATTAAAAAACCTACGGGAGGTTATGTTACTTTACAATTCAGTTGTCCGAACTTGATTCAGAAAGGTGAATTTGAGTTAGTTTTAATACCTGAGATAGAAATTCAGTCCATTGTAATAACAAATAATCCTGGCACAAAATATACTAATTTGGTTGAGACAAGTGCAAAAGGTAGATTCCAAGCTTCCGTAAGATATAAATCGAGCAGTTATACACACATCTTCCCGAACACATCAGACCCTGTTCCTATAAATGCCGGAGCAACAAGTCCTCCTTTCACTTTATAACATAACAATATATTTATAATAAAGAATTTTATGAGTTTAAAATCAACATTGGACAATTATTTAGGAAAATCGGTTAAATTTTCTGAAGAAGATTTGGGTGATGGAACTAAACAAGTTTGCGACTTAGAAACAGGAGACTGTTACGTAGTTAGAGAAAGAGATGGTCTAATCGAAAGAGCCGGACACATGCAAACTGCAAACAGAAAAGTAAGGGTTGAAACTTCAAGAGGTATAAAGCAATTACTAAATGGTTAAAACTATGAGTTTAGATAGAAAAATTATTAGCGAGATTGAACGCTACAGACAAATTAACAAATACATTGTAGAACAAGCAGAACTACCATTACCTGAAGACCCAGGTGCAATTCCTCCTCCGCCAGCAGCACCCGAAGCCGGAGCGGTTCCCCCACCACCAGCTGGTGAGGAACCAGCTACAGACACAGCACCTCAACCTATTGATGTAGAGAATGACCCTGACGTAGAGAAAATTGACGATGAGGGAAAATCAGAAGAGGGTGAAGGTGATGGAACTGAAGAGGTAGAAGTTACTGATTTAGTGGATAGTCAAAAAAACATCGAAAAGAAACAAGATGAGTATTTTAATAATTTATTTGGTCAATTAAATAACCTCGAATCCAAGCTCAAGGAAATGGATGGACTTATGTCTAAACTTAACTCTTTGGAGATGAAGATTGAAAAGTATAGAGAGAAAACTCCACAAGAAAAGTTAGAACTAAGAACATATGATTCATATCCATTCAATCAAAAACTTACAGACTTTTTTGAGGATAAAAAAGAAGAGATGGAAAAAACAGGTAAACATGATTATGTGTTAACAACGGATGATGTTAAAAACATCAACGTGAATGATATCAAAAACTCATTCCAACCTGGTGATGTAGATAGTTACGAAAACGAATTTAACAGATAAAATAAAGGGACTGAAAGGTCCCTTTTTAATTTGACATATAGGGATTTCCCAATTATAATTAATAAACAATAAAAACAATTCAAAATGACAAATGTATTAGATGCCGTATTGGCGCAGTATGAAAAAAATCAAATCGGGGGCGGGGCCCAATCCAAAATGTCGCAAGACGAAAGAATGAAAAAGTATTTCGCTTTAATCCTTGGTGATAAAGAGAAATCAGGTCAGAGAAGAATTAGAATTCTCCCTACACAAGATGGTTCCTCACCATTCAAAGAGGCTTGGTATCACGAAATCCAAGTAGGAGGTCAATGGCAAAAGTTCTATGACCCAGGAAAAAACGACAATGAGCGTTCTCCACTTAACGAAGTTTATGAAGAATTGATGAGCACAGGTAAGGAATCTGACAAGGAACTTGCTAAGCAATACAAATCTCGTAAGTTTTACATCGTAAAAGTTATCGACAGAGATAACGAAGCTGATGGACCAAAGTTTTGGAGATTCAAACACAACTACAAGAACGAAGGTATCTTAGATAAAATCATTCCAATTTGGAGAAACAAAGGTGATGTTACTGACCCTGAGAATGGTCGTGACCTTATCATCGAACTTGCTAAATCCAAAACACCTAAGGGTAAAGAATACACAACCGTATCTGCGATTATGTATGATGACCCGGCTCCTGTTCATACAGACAAGGACCAAGCTAAAGAGTGGATTAACGATGAGTTAAGTTGGACTGATGTATACAGTAAGAAACCTGTTGAGTACCTTGAGGCAATCGCAAGAGGTGAAACTCCAAAGTGGGATACTGAAAAAGGTGGATATGTTTATGGTGACAGCACAGTTTCTGAGGAAACACTCGGTGGTTCATCAAAACCAACTACCAAAAAGGTTCAAGACCCACAAGCAGATTCTGAAGTAGACGAAGATTTACCATTCTAATTTTATAACAAGGGCGGTGTTGAGCCGCCCTTATTTTTATGTAACACAATATGGCTATTAAGAAAAACGATTTCGGTAATTTAAAAAAGAAGTTCTCAACTTCAGCAAGATATAAACCACAAAGATTTTTGGACTTAGGTTCTGACTTTTTGGATGCAGTTGGACTTCCAGGTCCCGCAGTTGGACATATCAACATGTTCCTCGGGCACTCAGATACAGGTAAAACAACTGCAGCCATCAAAGCTGCGGTAGATGCTCAGAAGAAAGAAATACTTCCTGTATTCATAATCACAGAACAGAAATGGAGTTTTGACCACGCCAAACTTATGGGTTTCCAATGCGAAGAAGTTGTTGATAAAGAAACAGGCGAACTTGATTGGGATGGATTTTTCTTATTCAATAACAATTTCAGTTACATTGAACAAATCACAGACTACATCAATCAACTCCTTGATGCACAAGAAAAAGGGGAATTGAATTACAGTTTATGTTTTATATGGGATTCAGTTGGTTCTGTTCCTTGTAAAATGACATACGAAGGTAAAGGTGGTAAACAACACAACGCATCTGTGTTATCAGATAAAATTGGTATGGGTATCAACCAAAGAATCTCAGGCTCTAGAAAGGCAGACACCGAATACGAAAATACACTTATTATTATCAACCAACCATGGGTAGAACTACCCGACAATCCTTTTGGTCAACCAAAGATTAAGGCTAAAGGTGGAGAATCAGTTTGGTTAAACTCATCATTAGTTTTCCTTTTCGGAAATCAAAAAGGTGCTGGAACTACCAAGATTACTGCTACCAAAGACAAACGCTCAGTGAAATTTGCAGTAAGAAGTAAAATCTCAGTTATGAAAAATCACATCAACGGATTGGGTTTTGATGACGGAAAGATTATTGTTACTCCTCACGGGTTCTTGGCTGGTAAAGATTCAACCGAAGAAAAAGCGTCTATCGAGGCCTACAAAAAAGAATACGCCGACTATTGGAAAGATATTATCGGTGCTGAAGGGGATTTTACACTCACAGAAGAAAAAGAAGATTGATTGTTCACCATTAAATTGAATATGTGACGAAGACATTGTTGGTGGATGGGGACAACCTATTCAAAATTGGATTTCACGGGGTTAAAGACCTGTTCAGTGACGGTTCACACATCGGTGGAGTATATCACTTCATCAACACAATCAGGAGATTTTTAGAGATGCATAATCACGATAAAGTGATTGTATTTTGGGACGGTGATTCTAACTCATCAATCAGAAAATCTTTATACCCACAATACAAGGGTAATCGTCGTCAAGACATGAATGAATACAAATACGAATCTTACTTGCAACAAAAGGCAAGAGTAAAGATGTATTTGGAGGAGGTCTATGTGCGACAAGTC